CAATTAAAAGATTTTGTAAAAACCTGCAATATTTCTTCAAGCGATGTGATAAAAGTTTTTCAAAATCTTATTTTTGGCTCAACTGTTGAAGAGCTTAAAGAACTTGTAAAACCTGCGAATCAGGGAAGTCAGCCGGTTATTGTCATTCTGCTTGTAAAGGCTTTTCTTGCGGATATGAAAAACGGAAGTTTAAGGGAAGCTAACACAGTTCTTGACCGTATTCTTGGAAAACCTGTTCAGCAGCTTACGATTGAAAATGCAGTAAGCGAGATTCCAGAAGATCCGGAAGAACGGCGAAAACTTACAGAAGATTTACAGAAAGAGTTAGGAGTTTTCCGCGAAGATGTCAGCAAAGAAGATTAGTGAAGATAATTCAGAATCAGAACTTGAAAAACTTCTCTTATTGCGCAGGCTCGAAGCCGTAGACCATCATCTTAACTTCATGCAGTACACATGGCAGAACCATTCAGAGCCGTTCGTGGTGGGCTTCCACACAAGGAAAATTTGTGCGGCTATTGATTACGCAATGGAATTGTATAGAGACGGAAAATCTTCTGCATGGGTTATAACCGTTCCATTTAGGCATGGAAAAGCTCTTGAGGTGAATACTTTAATACCAACTCCAGACGGGTTCAAAAAAATAGCCGAACTTAAACCGGGCGATTATGTTTACGGTGAAGACGGAAAGCCTGTTAGAGTAATTGCAAAATCTCCAGTCTGGCACAACAGGAAATTGATACACGTTCTTGCAACAGGCTCGAACGGAAAAAGTGAATCAGTTTTTTGTGACGAATTACACCTTTGGAAAGTCAAATACTTTAATGATGATGATTACTTAATTCTTGAAGCTAAAGACATAAATCACAAAGTATCTGTAAATGGTTTTATTCTTGATTTTGAGAAAACAGATTTAATTGGTGATACAGTTTGTATTCAGGTAGAAAATGAAAACGGAATGTTTCTTTGTGGGAGGTCTTTCATTCCTACTCATAATTCGGAAATTCTATCTCGAAAACTTCCCGCTCATTTTCTTGGTTTATTTCCTGATTCAAAGGTAATTCTATGCGGACATACTCAGGCATTGACGGAAGGATTTTCAAAGACTTCAAGAAACCTTATTTCAACGCCGGAATTCAAAAAGCTGTTTCCAAATTTACGTGTAGACCCATCGTCATCATCCGGTGCGCATTGGAACATCAAGGACCATGAGGGAGAATGTTTTGCTTCCGGCCTTTTGGGTTCTCTTTCCGGTCAAGGCTATAACTTGGGTCTGCTTGACGACTTCTGCCGTAACCGTGCGGACGCTGAATCGGAGACCATGAGGGAAAAGATGTGGGACGCTTTCACGAATGACTTTATGACAAGGAAAGCTCCGGTCTCTATTACAATCGTTCTTGCCACTCCGTGGCACGTTGATGATATCATCGGGCGCATTAAAAAGAAGGTCAAGGACGACCCGGACTTCCCTAGGTTCAATTTCCTTTCTTTCCCCGCAATCAGTGAGGATTACAGGGACGGGGTTCTTTTCCCGGAGAGGTTCGGGAAGCAGTGGTACACTCAGCAGAAAGCCGTTTTGGGTGATTATGGTTTTCAGTCCCTCATGCAGCTTGAACCCGTCAAGCGTTCAGGGAACATGCTCAATACGGAGTGCATTCAGAGGCATCTTTCAACCGCCGACTGGCCGAAGAACCTCAGATGGATGCGCGTATGGGACTTGGCACACACGGCAAAGGAAAGGGCGAAACCAGACCCGGACTGGACAAGCGGAACGCTCATGGCCTTTAACGAAATTGACGGACTACCTCATCTATGGATTCGTAACGTCACGAGGATGCGCAAGAGTGCCCCGGAACGGGATGAGGCGATTCGGAACATCACGAAGCAGGATGGCCCTTATGTAAGAATCGGCGTGGGAAATTCTTCCGACGCGAAGGACACCATCGCTACCATGCGCGACATATTCAAGGGAAAGTACACGATTCTTTCCGTCCCAGAAAAAAAGGACAAGGTTGTCCGTGCGACACCTCTTGAAGCCATATTCAAGGCGGGGAACGTCCATGTAGTGCAGGGCGAGCCGTGGCTTGACGACTGGATAGCGGAAATTTCAGCCTTCCCCTACGGTCCGCATGACGACCAGGTGGACAATCTTTCGGCGGGCTATGCCATCTGGAATTCTTCCGGCGCAAGCACGTCTTTATATTCGTGGTGATTTGGGTTATAATGCAAAAAGGAGGTTCCAGTGGAAAATGCGGAAAATAATGTAGCCCGTTATGACGGGTGGCTGAATCTTTTTTCGGGATTGGGAACGAAGGCCGACAAGACGAAATCAACCCTTGCCGTGCCCAGCGGATTCCTTTCGGATGCGGAAAAAGAAATAATATACGCGGACGACGGGCTGGGCGCAAGGATAGTTGACGCCCTGCCTGACGACATGATGAAGCAGGGGTGGCACTACGAATTTGAAAACGAGAAGGAGGGGATGGACGATTATTCAAAAGTCTATGACCACGTTTTCAAGGAAATCCGGGCGAACGGTGCAATATCGCGCGCCCTTAAATGGGCCAGGCTTTACGGCGGCGCGCTCATTCTCCTGGGCGCATACGACGGGCAGACGCTTGACCAGCCTCTTGACCCTAAGCGAATAACAAGGTTTGAGAACCTAAAAGTCATACCGCGGAACAACGTGATGTATGGGACGATGGAATGGCAGATGGACCCGGCAAGTCCCCACTACGGACAGGTCGAGTATTACACCGTCATGTTCTACATGGGACGGGAATACCAGATGCAGCGAGTCCATTATTCCCGCGTCATAGAGCTGAAGGGAATCGAGATTCCGTCTTCGGAGTCCAGCCTTATTCCGATGGAGTTCCGTTACTGGGGGCTTTCGGTTTTCCAGAGGGTGCAGGACAGGCTGAAAGAATTGGGAAGCTCTTTTTCTTCCCTCTCCAATCTTCTGAACGAATTGACAATCGGTAAATACAAATACAAGGACCTTGCGATGGTCATGGCAAGCCCGGACGGAGGCGAGCAGGTTCAAAAACGGTTGCAGGCGATGGACCTGATGAAGTCCGTGTTCCATTCGGTCCTTCTTGACACGGAGGAATCGTTTGAGCGTGACACGCTTTCATTCGCCGGGGTGTCGGACGTGCTCCACCAGTTTATGATGATGACATCGGCGGCCACAGGCTACCCCCTCACGAAGCTGTTCGGGGTTTCTCCGGCGGGGCTTAATTCTACCGGAGACGCGGACATGTACCAGTATTATGACATGGTCAAGGCAAAGCAGGAATCAGACCTTATGCCGATTCTGGACAGGCTTGTAAAAATTATTTCCGAATGGCAGAGAATCCCGGAGCCGACGATTGTGTTCAATGCTCTGGAACAGATGACTGAAAAGGAACAGGCCGAGCTTGACGAAAAGAAAGCAAACACAGAGCGCGCCAAAATGGAGACATATCAGGGCTACATTGACATGGGTGTAATGTCGCCGGAAATCGTCGAGGAACTTGAATTCGGCGACACCCTAAGAAAAATTCAGGAAAAGACAAAGACGGAACTGCCTGCCGTCGGGGAGGAAAAATGAAAAACAAGGATTATTCAAAATGGGTCAAGCTGGCGATTGTCGTGCTGGCTGTTGTCGCAAGCGTGTTGAAATGGTTTGGCATCATGGGAAACGCTACCATCGCCGAAATCTGGAAGGTCGCAGGATTCGCCTATGCCATCTCATTAGGTACGATGGACTTCAATATCATAAAGGACAACTGGACGGAAAAGAAGAATGTGGGAAACGATTAAGGACGTTCTGACAAGCGGCAACGCATGGTTTGTCCTCATTTTTCTTGTCGTGGTGATTGTGATAGGATTGATTTTGAGCAGGATAGGCCTAATCAAAGTCAATACAAAGCACATCCAGATAGGCAACGAACTGACGCAAAGGGAACTTGTACGCAGACAAGTCGAAACGGCTTACACGTTCGTTATGAGCTTAGAGGGAAAAATCATCACGGAGGGAAGCATGTATGACAGATACCTCACGAAATACATTCTGGAACGTGTCTATGACAAAGTGATAGAATGGATTATATTCAACCACATCACGACCAATCAGCTGTATGTACAGGACAAGCAGGAAAATATTGAGAACCTTGTCTATACGATGGTTGTTGACGACGACTTCAAGACCCCGGAATTCAAAAGGCGGATGGACAACTGGGTCAAGGAGCTGATAGAACAGCTCGTTCAGGTGAAGGAAATTTATCAGTAATAAAATTCATAAGGAGATTTTAAAATGAAATTGAGCGAATTCATCCAAAAAAATATCGGCTGCAAAGTTGATTTTGACGGATTGTGGGGAGCGCAGTGCGTTGACCTTTTCAGGCAGTACTGCAAGGACGTTCTTGGGATTCCTAGGACGGAACCTGTCGAGGGTGCGAAAGACCTTTTCCTGAAATACGACTCCATGCCGATTGAGAAAAAGTTTTTTGTCGCCATGAAGACAAGGAACGCAAGATATGGTGACGTTATTGTTTACGGCGCGACAGAAAAAAACAGGTTCGGGCATGTTGCCATTGCCGTATCAACCATTGATGATAATACGCACCTGGTTTTCGAGCAGGACGGCTTCAAACAGGACGGGGCAAAGCTCGTCGAAAGGAACAGTTCAAGCGTCATCGGAATCCTGCACTACCGCGGAATAAAATAACCAACAAAAAAACTGTTGACAGCAACCCTGCATGAGAAAAGAATTTTCCGGAATCATGCGGGGTGTTTTTTTAGGAGGGAAGATGCAGAAAAAAACAACCTGCGAATCTTGCTCATGGTTCGTGGAGGAGACGGAAACAATCGGAGACTACAGCCATGAAGAGGCCGTAAAAAGAAAACACGGTTTCTGTCTGGTGCAGGATTTGTTTACGAACGTGGAGCCGGATGATAAGCCGTGCGAAGATTTTTGCGAGGAAAAAAATGAAGATAAAGAATGAAACGGAAATCCAGCTGATGAAGATTCTGTTCAAGATGGAACCGAAAAAAAGACTGACTAAAAATGTAACGTCCAGAAAGAAAGCCTATCCCTATGGACTGGAACGGAAATTCTATTC